TGGCTTGAGTTTCAGGCGATTGAGCGCCGGGTGCGAGAGCAACAGCGCGAGCAGGTCTATCGTCGCCGCGAGATCATTGAGGGGATCGTGGATTTCCTGCTATGGTTAGGTATAATCTTGGTGGCTATAGCATTGTCAGGCGTGGGCCTATACTTCTGGGGCAGCTACATGGGAAGGTGGTAAAATGAGACTGATCCTTGTCCTCTTGGTCGCTGGCTGCGGCCCTGTTACTGTGTCTTCGGTGGCTTACACAACGGCCTGCCCCAAGGGAGACCGCCAGTGCGAGATCAGACAGAACGCGGAAACGCTTTATTACATGGCGCACGGCGATGCGGCCAACGAACTGCTATGCTCCGGCGATACGCGGGACGTTATGGGTGCGCTCTGCTCTGTCTACTGACGACAGCAGCCACGGCCCAAGTCAGCGGCGACCTGAACACCAACAGCGGCAACACCAATTCGACCATCGGCTCCAACAACAACGACAGCACCACCAACTATAACGGCGCTGGCTCTGCTCCATTCAGCACGCCCGTGCCGACAGCAGCAGCGCCGACAGTCATGGGCGGCGGCGGCAATGATAGCTGTTTGATCCCGAAACAGCAGGCTTTCCAGATCAGCATCTTTGGCCGCGCCGAGGGGAGCATGGAGCAAGACCCTGAGTGCAACCGCCGCAAAGATGCCCGCCTCTTAGGCACACCGCAAGAAGCTGGCGGGCTGGGCCTGCAGGTCAGTGGTATCTCGGTGATGTGCGACAACGCCCAAATCTACAAAGCAATGGCGCTGGCCAGCACACCCTGCCCAATCTACAGCATCGAAACGGGCAAGCTTCTGGTGGGGCGTGAGGGCTATCTGGCTATGCGTGACAACCCGCACACCTATGTGGTAGGATACGCGCAAGATCGGTCCTTCTGGGACACCTTCCTTCGCATTGGAGAGGAACTGCCCGATGTCGTTGCTCAAGAAAACAGCGGCCCTACTCTGTCTGAGCGTTTCCGCCGCTCACGCCGATCCGACGATAACCAATCTACAGGGGTCGGCGCAGACAATCCTTAACCAATTGTCAGCGGCTCAGAGCCTGACGGCTGGCGCGACTTACTACGCGGCTGATGGCAGCATCCTCGCGCCGGGTGTGATGCAGGACGCTTCGGTCACAGAAGCGATGCGTCTTGACTACAACTCCGACATTCAGGGGGTGATCGACGCGACGTACTACAACGCCGAACTTTTGTTTCAGGATCGGCACGAAGCAGCAATGGCAAATCTCGATACGGCTGTCGATAACCTCGTTGCCGCGACTGCGGTTTTGATGGAGGTGCAGGCCGTCGCCAACATGGCAGCCAACGCCGACACAGTTCAGGAGCAGATGGCCTTCCAGACGATCCTGAGCAACAACGACATGACGATCAGCGCCGCCGACGTGAGCAGCTACAACAACGCTCTGGGCGCTGTGCAGACCTACGCCCGCGATGCTGGTGCCTTCTTGGCCGCATCGCGCAATGCCAGCATGACCAGCTCGGTGGACAACTACGCGGCCAACACCGGGGCCAGCCTGTATGGCGCGACTGTGGCCTACAGCGCCACGGCTGACATCATCAACGTGAGCATGGGCCAAGTCTACAGCATCGGCCTGCAAGGGCTGCTGGGTGCTGACACTGTGACGATGGCCGACGTGTACGCTGCGGGCTACGGTTCGTGAGCGAGGAGGCTGAAACCACTGGCCTGCGGATCGCTGGCTTTGACGTAAAGGGATGGTGGTTCGCTGCCGCCCTGCCCGTCCTGTCGGCAATCAGCGGCACGATCTATGTGGGCTACGACACGGTCAATCGGTTCTGGGGCGTGGAGGAAAGCGTTGCCGAAGTTTTGGATGTGGTCAGCCGGGTGCAAACTCTTGAGCAAGCGATCCAAGACAACGATGTGCGCGGCCTTGCACCGAAGCTGTCGGCAATCTCGACCCAGATGGGGACGATCCTTGAGCAGCAGAAAGAGTTGATGGACCTGCGGTCGAAGGTGGAGAAGGCCGAGGGCGTCACGTCTGGCATCGATGCCAAGCTGCAATCGTACGATGCAGAGATCGAAGACCTGTGGAAAGCAATGGATGACCTGATAAGGAACCCGATGCAATGAGGACAGAGTACTTTGTCTGGGGCGGCTTTGCCGTCGCTATCGCCGCGATCTTCTACCTGTCTGGTGACGGGTTCTATCGCTATCCCTGCCAAGACCCGATCAACTGGTCTTCGGTCGAATGCACCCCACCCATCTGTCTCCGCACTGGCATGTGCGCGGACGCACTGACAGGAGGCAACTGATGTCTAGCAAGAACGACCCTGATGTGATGGAAGCCAAGCTGCGCTACTTTATCGGCGTGGCTCTGACCGTGATCCTCGGCGGCACCATCTTCGTGATCCTCTACTCGCTGGTTTTCGTGACCCAGCCTCTGGGCGAAAGTTCAGAAAATGACCGCAAGTTCTTTGAACTGCTGACCCCGATTGCCTCGTTTATCGTTGGCGCTCTCGGCGGCGTGATGGCAGCGGGTAATGGCAAGCAGCGCGGTGGCAACGATGAGCCCCCGACACAGGAGTACACAGAATGATGGACTTTGGAGACGCGCTTGCCGCGCTGAAGGACGGAAAGCGTGTTGCTCGTTCCGGCTGGAACGGCAAGGGGCTGTGGCTTGAGTTGCAGAGACCCGACGCGCACAGCAAAATGACACTGCCCTACGTTTATTTGAACTATCCTGCTGATGCCGCCAACACTCCCGGCGCGCGGGTTCCGTGGTTGGCCTCGCAGACAGACATGCTTGGCGAAGATTGGGGGATTGTGGAGTGATCGGGATGAAGCTGGTTGGAATGCTTATTGGCCGCAAGGCTAAGGAGAAGGTGGTGGACGCTGTGCTGGACAAGGTGAACCTGCCTGACCCGGTCGAGAACGCGATCAAGGTCGCAGCCACGGGCAACGTGGGCGATCTGCTCGGCGGCATGGGCAAGGACATGGCGCAGGAAGCTGTGCTTGGCGCGGTCCTGAAGAAGAAGCCGAAGAAATGAAATGGCTGGCCCTACTCCTGCTGACGGCTGCGCCTGCTTATGCTTATGAGATCACCAGAGTGATCGACGGCGACACGGTAGAGATCGCAGTGGACTTCCTGCCGTCGCCCCTGCCGCCCAAGCTGTCGATCAGGGTCATCGGCATCGACACCCCAGAGAAGGCACCTCGCGCTCAATGCGACGCGGAGGCCGCCTTGGCCAAGAAGGCCAGCGCCTTTACAAAAGATGCGGTCGCCAATGCCCTCGAGGTCGATATCAAAATCCTCAAGTGGGACAAATACGGCGGCAGGGTGCTGGGCGAGGTCTACCTTGACCACCAGAGCCTAGCCCAAAGCCTGATCTCTGCGGGTCTAGCCCGTCCATACAAAGGTGACGCCAAGCAGTCTTGGTGCGAATAGGAGATAGACAATGAGCCTGATTACCGAAGCCCAACTGGCTGTGATGATCCCGACGAATAAAGAAGTCGGCGAATGGTGCGCGGCCCTCAATGAGATGCTGCCAAAGTACGGCATCACCACCGACAAGCGCATCGCGGGCTTCATCGCCCAGTGCGCCCATGAGAGCATGGACTTCCGGGTCTTGCAGGAGAACCTGAACTACAAGGAGGCCACCCTCCTGAAGGTGTTCCCGCGCTACTTTGGCCCCGGCAAAGAGAACGCCGCAGAGTATGCAGGCAAGCCCGAGAAGATCGCCAACTACGTCTACATGGACAAGAACCGCTCCAAGGGCGGGGCTCTCGGCAATGTAAATGAGGGTGACGGGTGGTTATTTTCTGGAAAAGGTCTGAAGCAGGTTACTGGCCGTGCAAATACGACGGCCTTTGGCAAGACCGTGGGCATGACCGCCGAGGAAGCCGCCGCCTACCTGTTGACCAAGAAGGGCGCACTTGAGAGCGCACTGTGGTTCTGGGGCAGCCGTAACCTGAACGATGTGGCAGACACTGGCGACCAAGTGCGGCTCACGAAGATCATTAACGGGGGCGACATCGGCCTCGCCGACCGTCAGGCGCGCTACGCAAAGGCTATGGCTGCCTTGGGTGGCAAGATCGAAGCAGTTGCGCCTGTGACCACTTCCGTCTCTGAGACGCTGCGGAAAGGCTCCAAGGGTGAGATGGTCAAAAAGCTGCAAGCTGCCCTTGGCATTGGCGCAGATGGTGACTTCGGCCAAGGCACCGAAAACGCTTTGAAGAAGTGGCAGGACCGAAACGGCCTTGTTGCAGACGGCGTGGCTGGCCCTAAGACATTGGCGAAGTTGCTCGCATGATGTAGTATGCGCGCAACAGGAGATTGCCATGCCTCTTATCCCGCTACAACTTCCGCCCGGCGTTTACCGTAACGGCACCGACTTGCAGGCGGCAAGCCGCTGGCGTGATGCCTCACTGGTGCGCTGGACGGACGGCACGATGCAGCCCGTTGGTGGCTGGCTAACCCGCGCAACGATGACGAACCAGCCGTTGCGCGGGGCTGTGGCGTGGAGAGACCTAAGCGGCGACCGCTGGTATGCGGCAGGCACCTATGCGGGCCTGTTCGTCGGCTCTGCGGGCAATACCATATACAACATCACGCCAACGTCCTACACGGCTGGCGCGAAGGATGCCTCCTTTAACTCTGGCTACGGCGGCGGCTTCTACGGCACGGCGGCTTACGGCATCCCGCGTCCTGACATTGGGGCCTATGATCCGGCAACCACTTGGTCCTTGGATAACTGGGGCGAATACCTTGTAGCCTGTAGCGACAGTGACGGTCGCCTTGTCGAGTGGCAGTTGAACACGGCAGCCGATGCCGTTGTTATCACAAACGCGCCCACGTCTTGCAGCGCCTTGGTTGTGACCGAGGAACGGTTCCTCTTCGCCCTCGGGGCTGGCGGCAATGGCCGCAAGGTTCAGTGGTGCGACCGCGAGGCCAACACAGTCTGGACCCCGGCGGCCACGAACGAAGCTGGCGACATCGAACTGCAAACCAGCGGCCAGATCATGCTGGGCATCCGCACGCGCGGGCAAACCTTGATCCTGA